TTATGCCATGGTAGATAATGCTGTGTCTAAAAGAAAAAAATGTCCAAACGGAACACGTAGAAATAAGAAGACAGGTTTATGCGAAGACAAAGACACAAAACGCAAAGAACGAGAAGCAAGAAAAGTAGATAAAGAACGTATAAAAGATGAAAAACGAGAAGCAAAACGCAAAGAACGAGAAACACGAAAAGTAAATAAAAAACGTATAAAAGATGAAAAACGAGAAGCAAAACGCAAAGAACGAGAAACACGAAAAGTAAATAAAAAACGTATAAAAGATGAAAAACGAGAAGCAAAAAGCAAAGCAACCCAACAAACAGAAAACACTGAAATGCGACCAACCACTTATGCCATGGTAGATAATGCTGTGTCTAAAAGAAAAAAATGTCCAAACGGAACACGTAGAAATAAGAAGACAGGTTTATGCGAAGACAAAGACACAAAACATAAAGAACGAGAAGCAAGAAAAGTAGATAAAGAACGTATAAAAGATGAAAAACGAGAAGCAAAACGCAAAGAACGAGAAACACGAAAAGTAAAAAAACAAAAACTAACACCAACGCCCGAACCAAGTCTAACGCCAGAGTCAAGTCCTACACCAGAGTCAAGTCTAACGCCAGAGTCAAGTCCAACGCCAGAGTCAATCCCAACGCCAGAGTCAAGTCCAACACCCGAACCAATTCCAACGCCAGAGTCAAGCCCAACACCCGAACTAAAACTATCAACATCAGACACAGAGTTTTATAGAAAATTAAATAGTTATAAAAAAAAAATAGAAATAGAAACAAAAATGTTAGAAGAACAACAACAACGTAATATAGCAAATCTTTCTATAAATACTAAATATGACTTTTTGTATCCACACCAAGACGATCCTTTTTTTAATGAAAAGTTAATGAGAAAGAAGGAATTTTATGACATTATGTATACAAAAGAAGAAAAAGATGTTGAAGAATTTTCTGAAAAGATGTGCAATCAACAATTATTTGAATTATTACCACATCAATTATTCGTACGAAATTTTCTCTCTTTTAATACACCATATAATAGTTTATTATTATTTCACGGTTTGGGTACAGGAAAAACATGTTCTGCGATTACGGTAACAGAAATGATGCGGACATATATGAATCAATTAGGTATTAACAAGCATATAATTATAGTGGCGTCACCTAACGTGCAAACAAATTTCAGAATGCAATTATTTAATGAAAATAAATTAGAATTGATAAATGGTCTTTGGAATTTAGATGCGTGTACTGGAAATAAGTTTTTGAAAGAAATTAATCCTATAAATATGCGTGGGTTAAGTAAAGAACAAGTAATAAAACTCATAAAACGTATTATCAAACAAAATTACTATTTTATGGGTGCTGAACAGTTTGCGAATTATATAAATAAAATAACGTCAAGATACGAAGATAAAAAATCAAAAATAAAGCATCTCCAAGATGTATTCTCTGATAGAATGATTGTTATAGATGAAGTACATAATATTCGTAATATTAGTGATAAACCAACAAAAAAAATATCAACAGAACTTTTATATTTAGTTTCAAATGTTGATAATTTGAAGTTATTACTTTTAACAGCAACACCAATGTTTAATACAAGTGACGAAATTATATGGTTATTAAATTTAATGAATGCAAACGATAGACGACCTTTACTAAAGATAACAGATGTTTTTGATAGTAACGGCGAATTAAAAGTAAATACCGAAACGGGTGAGAATATTGGAGAGCAGTTACTTATACAAAAATCTAGAAGTTATGTTTCTTATTTACGTGGAGAAAATCCTTATACTTTTCCTTTTAAAATAACGCCTAGCATGTTTATGAGTGAAAATACACTTAGTGATTATATAAAACCAATAGTACAATTAAATGGTAAAGAAATAGTAAAACACTTAAAATTTCCAGATGTATGTATAACTAATATATCAGAATATCAACATAAATTATATTCAAAAGTAACTCAATCTATAAAGAGGATTATTCCCGATATGAACACTGGGTTGGGTTATCAACATCTTTCTCTCCCAATACAAGGATTAACAATAACATATCCGTCTGAAGATTTTGACAAAAGTCTAATAAATGGAACAGAATTTGATTACAAAAAAATGGTTGGGAAAGTCGGATTACATCGTGTTATGAAATATAAAAAGTCAACTAAAAGACAGTTTGAATATAAACAATCGGTTCGTGAAATGTATGGGCGAATATTTCACACAGACGTTCTCTCTAAGTATAGTGCAAAATTTTCATTTATTTGTAATAAAATACTAAATAGTGAAGGTATAGTATTAGTTTATTCACAATATATTGATGGTGGGTGCTTACCATTTGCTTTAGCACTAGAAGAGTTAGGGTTTTCTAGATATGGAAATGATAACTTATTTCGCGTCAAACCAACTGAGCAAATAGATGCGTTAACGTTTAAAAACACTGATGTAAAACATAAAGCCACATATGCGATGATAACAGGCGACGGACTATTGTCAGGATCATCAAACAATGAAACTGAAATAAAAGCATTAATTAACAAAGATAATATAAACGGTGAAAAAATAAAGGTTGTAATTATTTCTGAAGCGGGTTCCGAAGGTATAGATTTATCATATATACGCCAAGTTCACATTATTGACCCATGGTATAATTTAGGTAGAATTGAACAAATTGTTGGTAGAGCGGTACGGAATTGTAGTCATAAGTTATTGCCATTTGAAAAACGCAATGTTGAAATATATTTACATGCTACTCAATTAATTGACAAGGAAGAAGAAGCGGTTGATATGTATATGTATCGTTTAGCAGAATATAAAGCTATAAAAATTGGAAAAATAACTCGGATACTTAAAGAAAATGCAATTGATTGTATTGTAAATAAAAATATTGCGTTATTAAATCAAGAAAAACTGATAACTTTATCATCAAATAATATTAAAATAAATCATACGATAGGCGATAAACCATTTACATATGTTTGCGACTATATGGATAATTGTAAATATGAATGTAACTTTAATAAATCACTGATAAAAGACATATCATATGAAACATATGACGATACTTACATAACATTAAATGTAGATATAATCATTAATAAAATTAAAGAATTATTTAAAGAGGGATATTGCTATAAAAAAGACGATATTGTAAAAAGATTAACACATATTAAATCTTATCCTAGAATACAAATAAATAGTGCTTTATCAAGACTAGTTAACGATAATAGCGAATTCATATTTGATTATTATAATAATAGAGGAAGAGTTATAAATATTGGTAAATATTATCTATTTAATCCAATTCAAATAACATCAAAACATATACCATCACACGAACGTAATATAACTAGAAAAACAACAAGTAAAAAACGAATTCGTATAAAGTTAGATGAAAATAGAACACAAAAGAAAATAGAAATATCAAAAATGTTAAAAAAATGCAATAGAGAATTAGAAAAAACATACAAATCACACATTGATGTAACATCTATGGAAAAAGAAATTGACTGGTATAAAGTTGCAGGCACATTTTATGAAAAAAATACTAAAAATAATATAATAGATATTGATAGAAAGACATATAATATATTTGTAGTAAAACATATGTTTGCTATTATGGAATATGATACCAAAATAATATTGTTAAATTATATATTTAATAACACACCAGAATCAGATTTTGAAAAAATATTACACACAATCGTAACGAATGAAATGTTAATCTTGTCAAAATACATTATTATAGGTAACTATAAAACGGATACAAATGACTACTACACACTTCAAAAGGATGGTAATTCAAATATATATCTCGTAGAATCAAAAGATACAGAAAGAAGAGAAATAGGTAAAGATATTATACCGAAAAATAGAAAAATGTCATCAATGTTAAATACAACTATTGGATTCATGGGAAATTTCAGAAAAAAAAGTATAGTTTTTAAAATAAAAAATACAACTAAAAAAGAAACTGGATTTAAACCAGAACAAAAAGGACGTGCAAAATTGCGAAAAATGTTAAATGATATATTGAAAATTACAAATACAAATTATGTATATAATAATGCAACTACAAAATACATAAGTAATTCAAGAGAATTGGTTATAGATTTAGAGATACTATATCGTTATTATGATTATAAGAATATTAATGAAAAACATTGGTTTTTATCATATGAAGAAATATTAATTAATAAATATTTTCAAAGTAAATAAATAAATTGAATTAGATAATATTATTGTATTATAATAATATATGGATCAACCAATTCCTGACACTTCTCAAAAGTTTAATAGAGATAAAAAAATTAAAGAAGTGGGATTATATGGATTAAATATGTTATCAAGACGATTATATTTAAGCATTGATGAAATTGGAAAAAATGTGTTTCCATTAATCCAACAAAAAATAAAAAGGGTATATGAGGGGAAGTGTACAAAAGAGGGTTATATTAAAAAAAATTCAGTAAAGTTAACCACAATATCTGCCGGCAAGGTTGATGAGTATGGTATATGTTATAATGTTTTATTTGAATGTTTAGTATGTTGTCCTGTTGAAGGAATGAATATTAATAATTGTATTGTAAAAAATATTACAAAGGCTGGTATTCGCGCAACTATCAATGATGAAAATGAAAATCCTCTCACAATCTTTATAGCAAGAGATCACCATTTTGATAAAAAACAGTTTTCTGCATTAGATGTTGATGGAATAATTAACGTAAAGGTAATCGGACAACGATTTGAATTAAATGACAATACTATTTCTATAATTGCATCTCTAATTGAAGATAATAAAAAGACAAAAATGATTTTACGAACTGTTAAATAGATTAGTAAAATATTATTTAAATATAAAAATTAAATAATCCTATGATCGTTGAAATACTAAATACATTACATAAAAAAATAGAAAATTTACCACAGTCGGTACATTTTGAAATATTTAAAATAATAAAAAAATATAATATACCATTTAATGAAAATTCTAACGGTATATTTATTAACATGTCATATATGAATGATGAGTGTATTAACGAACTTTCAACACATATTAATTGGTTAGATGAGCAAAAAACATTTCTACAAAAAGACGAACAAGTTAAAAATCAATATAGAGAAGATTTTTTTACATAAATAATGATTTAAAATTATTATATATTATATATTAATGAATGAATGCAAACAAATATTTGAATATCAAATAACAAATGAATTTATAAATAGATATATTACCAAAGATATAATTAATAAATGTAATATACCTATTAAAACAAAGAACAATATTAAACAAACAAAAAACGATACATTATTTTGGTGTATTTATAATATTATTTATCCAAATAATATTATTTATAATAATTTTATAGAAGAAAAAAAGATAAAGTTCAAATGGATGGAAATGATTATTGAAAATAAAAAATTATACAAGGAATATATATTAATACAACCTTTTTTAATATGCCACAATCAAATAAATATACATACTGTTGATGCTATATGTCATTTATTTGACATTTCTATTATATTAACTAACAATAATACTTATGTATATTTAAATAAAAATGATACTGATCCAATATTTATTAATTATGTAGATAATAAATATATTATTTTAAAAAATGAAACACGTGATAATTTAGTTAGTAATTATATACAGATAGAAGACTATAATAAGTTATTATACAATATTAATAAATATAAAGTTGCAGATTTAAAAATTATGGCATCTAAACTTTGCATTGATGTAAAAAATAAGAAGAAAAATGAAATGTATGAAATTATAAAGAATAGATTAAAATTGATATATTTAAAAATATAACTTTAATATATAAATGGAAGATTACCTCAAAATTTTTACGAGTACACTAGATACTGAATTTGAGGTTAGATTTGGGACGCAACAACAAACCATTACCAAAATAGATTTTAATCGCGTCGTTCAAAAATTAAAATCATTAGGGTTTTATTCATATAATAGTCAATATTTATTAAAAATACAAAATCAATTCATTGATTCAAATACAGGTTATACAAAAATGTCATCTATAAGAACAGAAATAAATGGATTGGCGAGCATTAATGAATTTTGTAAAACAGACAAATTAGTTGATAAATCATATAATGTTTTATCATATGTTAATTTTATTAAAAAGAGTAATATTAATAGAGACGGTCAACTATTAAAACCTATTGACTATAAAGATTTAAATTTTAGAATTAGTATTCAAGAGGAAAAACCTCTTACAGAGAATGATGCCATTATAAAATCAACCATAAAAGATTGGAATAATAGTAAAAAAATATATAGATTAATGAAACGAAGCACATTTCGTCATAAAGAATATGCATTAAAAGTTGATATGAGCATAGTAAAAACATCAAAGAAAAGTGTTAGAGGTAAATATATACCAGAATTTAGTTTTACTGAATCAAACTGTTTAAACTCAGACGAAACGTATGAAATAGAAATAGAATGCTTGAGACCAGAAAACGAAATGAATATTATTGTTCCAAACATACATCATATACGAAAGACTATAAAGATAATATTATCTGGATTACAATCTTCTAACTTCCCTATTGGACAAAGTGAAATAGATAGTGTAAAAAGTCATTATTATGAACTAATTCATGGTGCTCCGTTAAAAAAAAAATTATATCCAAGAAATTTTATAGGTCCTTCATCTATTTCACTTGAATTAGAAAATATACAAGATAATAAGAATAATATTTTGTCTGGATATGTTGTTACCGATAAAGCAGATGGTATACGAAAACTATTATATATTCACACAACTGGAAAAATATATACAATTGATACTAATATGAACGTTCAATTTACAGGTGTTAAAACTACAAAACACTTAAATACTATTATGGATGGTGAACATATTATTCGTAATAAAAAGGGTGAATATTATAATCATTTTGCTGCATTTGACATTTATATATTATCTAAGAAGGATGTTCGTTCGTTGCCTTTTATAGATGATGAAAAAGAATGCCGTTTAAAAATATTAACTGATATCACAAAGGATATTATAAAAGATACAACTATTTTCCAAATATCGGTAAAAACATTTTATAACAATGAGTCCATATTTGAAAGTTGTAATGCAATCCTAACTAACATAAAATCTGGTATTTATGAGTATGAAACAGATGGTTTAATATTTACACCAAGCAATCTTGGAGTGGGACAAGAAAAATTAAAGGATCGTATACCCAACAATAAAAAAACTTGGACGCGTTCATTTAAATGGAAACCACCAGAATTTAACACAATAGACTTTCTAGTTACTACTAAAAAAAACAGTGATAGCACAGATATTGTAAAAAATATTTTTGAATCTGGTGTATCTACTCAATATGGCGAAAACATAAAAAACTATAAACAAATTATATTACGTGTAGGATTTGATGAAACAAAACACGGATATTTAAATCCGTGTGATGCTGTACTAAATGAAGACTATGTGGAAAAACAGAATTTAGATGACAATGATACATATAAACCAATTCCATTTTATCCATCTGAGCCATACGATAATAAGGCACACATTTGCAACTTATTTTTGGATAAAAATAATAATATGTTAATTGAGGATAAAAGTGACAAAATAGAAGATAATACCATTGTTGAATTTAGATATAATGGTAATAAAGATGATGGATTTAAATGGATACCAATCAGAGTAAGACACGATAAAACAGCAGAGTTTAGATCAGGGCAAAAGAATTATGGTAATGCGTATCATGTTGCACAAAGCGTTTGGCATAGTATACATAATCCAATAACTACAGATATATTGTCAACAGGCAAAGGTATACCTGATACATTAAATTATAAATATTATAAATCAAATAATGATAGAAAACGATTCGCTATTCGCGATTTTCATAATCTAGGCATTAAGCGTAAACTTATAAATGCTGTTACTAAACCAGGGAATTATCTTATAGACTTATCTGTTGGTAAAGGAGGTGATTTACCGAAGTGGATGAGTGCTGGATTGGCATTTGTCTTGGGCATAGACTATAATAGGGATAATATAGAAAACCGTATAGATGGTGCTTGTGCCCGTTATTTGAATGCGAAAAAACGTAGTAAAGGAGTTCCTTCTGCCATATTTCTAAACGGGAATTCAGCATTATCTATAAAAAGTGGTAAAGCGATGATGGATGAAAAAAGCAATTCAATTACAGATGCTCTATTTGGAAATGGTCCAAGAGACGAAGAGCGTATTGGTAAAGTACCATATAAACTATATGGCAAATTCAAGGATGGTTTTGATGTTGTGTCTTGTCAGTTCTCTCTTCACTATTTCTTTAAAGACGAATCAACACTTAATGGATTTATTCAGAACGTACACGATACCTGTAAAATAGGAGGTTATTTCATAGGTACTTGCTATGATGGTAAACGAGTTTTTAGATTGTTGCAAGATAAAAATAAGGGTGACGCTATTTGTAAATATGTATATAATGAAAAAATATGCGAAATTATAAAAGATTATCAGAGGGATGAGTTTAATAATGACTCGTCGTGTTTAGGATATGGTATTAAAGTATATCAAGAAAGTATCAATGATTACTATAAAGAATATTTGGTAAATTTTGACTATTTAGAAATGGTGCTAGAAAAATACGGATTTGTAAAATTAACTAAGGAAGAGTTAAAGGAAATTGGATATTCTGGTTCTGTAACATCTTTTCAAACGGAATTCTCTACTATAAAAGAACAAGTTGAAAACAATAGTTTACTTAATAAAAATTATGGTAACACACTTAAACTAAACGAGGATGAAAGATTTATATCTTTCTTAAACAATGTATTTATATTTAAAAAGATAAATAGAGTAGTGGCACCTGTATTTGCAGAACCAGAACCAGAACCAGAACCAGAACCAGAACCGCAACCGGAACCAAAACCAGAACCAGAACCGGAACCAGAACCAGAACCGCAACCGGAAC